GTTCCGTTGACTTGAAGGGCACTGGCGCGAAGGGCTTCGGCGGAGCCAAGCTCAACGTGTTGACCGGGGCTGATAAGGCTGATCCTACCAATGCCCGCAGCTACGTCGCGGTACGTTGGTATGACCTGAAGCTGATCCTCAACAACGAGTGGTGCACGAGGATTGAGTCCGCCTGTACCGATGATCTGTCCATCCTGAACCCCTGAGTGGGGAACGGGTAACCATGCGGGGGACTTCACGGTCCCCCGTGTTTAAGTAACTGAGGTAATAGCGATGAATTTGAGACTAGCAGCAGAGCGCAAGTTCGAGGGATGTGAAAGAGACGAGCTTGTTGTGTACTGTCAGGTGTTGGGCATTGAGGTGAAAGACGGCAACAATGTACCGCAACTGGTGAAAAAATTACTGGACACACTAGGCCAGTACAACGAATTGAATATCAGCGACCCCGCTGACACCAAAGCGGCAGTGAAGCGGCTCGAGGACATGAACCTCGCACAGCTGAACCTGTCTTCGACGGGTGGCTGGCAGGGTAAGCGTCGAGTGGTCACTGCCCATCGGGCCGCTGCACATGACAGTACCTACCCCTTGTTTTTGGGATGGGAGAACCTTCATGTGTACCTGCCCTACGGGGTGAAGGCCTCTCTGCCGTGGCCCATCTGGAAGATACTGGAGGGCACCACCGAGGCCAAGAAGATGATTAGCAAGCGGCACATTGATGATGAGGGCCGGGTTAGCTATCGTCAGTTCTGGGTACCTGATCAGCCTTACATGTTCACTGACCATGGCACTGACCCCGAGACTGCAAATCTGCCGAGTTCTATCATCGACGCGATGAGAATGGTGTACCATGCATCTAACGGACTGGACAAGTACTCCGAGCGACAGCTGCGCGAGATATGCCGCCGGTTGCGGATACCCGCCAAGGCGGAATGGGACAGGGATCGGATGAGTTTTACGATACAGGCCACCTTAGGCATACCCATCGAGATGGACATGGCTGGGTTTGATCTAACAGCTGCGGGAGTTGCCGCCGGATAGGAGATTTCCACATGCAGGCCATGACTTACTTGGGTTTGGTGAAGCGATTGGTACAGGAGCTGGGCACCGATTTGCCAGAGAAGGTCACCAGTGTCGCCATCACCCCATCCACCTCGTATGGCAACACCACGCAGTTCATTAACGACTGTGTGACGTGGGTCAAGCAAGCATGGATTGAGTTGCAGGAGGACCAGCAGGACTGGAACTTCATGCGTACGTCGGGCCTGTTCGCCCTGATTGGCGGGCAGGCCCAGTACGATATAACCCTGCAAGCCGGCCTGTCTGACTACGACGGTATGCGGCCTTTCATGGCCTCGCTGGACAACCGGTACATCTGGATCAATAACAACACCACCCAGCCACCGGGTCGGCAGAATTGCTATTACGTTAAACCTGAGCAGTGGTTCGGGTTTGTCGGGCGTAACCCCCCCGCGCAGGGCCTACCCACGCGGTACACATTCACTTCAAATGGTTGTATTCTCTTCTACCCTGTTCCAAGCACGGACTCGCTGTCGGCGGAGTTCCGTTACCTGCGGGAAGTGCAGGAACTGGTAGCGGACACCGATACTCCGACCGGTCTTCCGCCCAAGTACCACATGGATATTGTGTACCGGGCAATGGAATACTACTCCGGCTACGACGAGGCGCAGGCGCAATGGAAACGTGCCCTGACTCGTAAGCGCAAGATGGAAAACAAGATGTACATCGAGCTGCTGCCTGAGTATTCGGCCCCGGGAGTACGCTGATGTGCAAAATGTAATCCTTGACGGTGGACTCGACCTAGCTACAGCTCGCCCCGCAACCCTCCCCGGGCGCATCCGCGACTGCCTGAACTACGAGGCCAATGGCTGGCGTCGTGGCTACACGCGCATCGACGGGTGGGAGCGCTTCGACGGCAGCACCAGCCCCTCCATCACCACGGGCTGGAACTTTTACGTTCTCAACAACAATATTACAGGGGCTTTTAACCACGGCGTCATCGAGGAATTGACGTGGTCCAATCAGAATGGCAGTGGTCCCGCCGGCACACTGGTGCAAAGTACGGGCTCCAGTTTTTTCACCCAGTTCTGGGTAGTGCTGCGCACGGGTCGACGCCGACCCGAGTTCGGCGATCTCATCACGGGTAATACCACGGGCGCGTCGTTCCTGCTGGCGGATGTCACACAGGCTCAGGGGATTCAAACTTTTGTCGAGCTGAACCCTGACCACAGCACGTACCTGACCATGCTTGATGACTTTGGCACGCTCCTCCGTGACCGTGTATTGCCGGTGCCGGGAGGTGGCACGATCGTGGGTCTGCACTACCACGAAGATCAGCTGTACGCGATCCGCGACGTGTCGCAGGTAACGATTTCCGCCGCTGAGGCCAACACCCTCCAGCCCGGCATGTTTGTGGTAAACGCTGCCGGTGAGATCGGTGAGGTACTGGCGGTCAGCGCCGACGGCGAGACGGTCAACATTGCGGCCACCGTGGCCTCAGGCTTCACACTGGCCGTCGCTGATACGATCAGCATCGCGCTGTCGATAAGGTACAACACCGGCTCAGGTACGTTCACAGCGGCTGATCTGGTACTTGCCGGGACCTCCGGCTGGGCCGGAGCCTACGGCTACGGCGAGAACCGGGATGGCGCGTTCTCCTCTGACAACGGGTTGGGTGTGGCCGTGTTCATTGACCCGACCAATAATGTTGCGCTGACGGTAGGCGAGACCTTTGATAACCTGTCGGCCACGGGTAGCATGGTGGTCGAGTCTGTGCAGTTTCCCTACCAGCAGGACGTCGCCACTGTCGTCACGACCTCGTCCCAGTCCTCCCTCGCCACCATGTGGCGGAGCACGGACGCCGGCTGGGATCGTGCCACGACCGGGCGGTCGCTGGGGTTCTACGCCGGGGTTTTGGATCCCGTGAGTGCCCCGGTCCCCGGCACCAAGGTGAGCTATGCGACGGATGTGGGCCGCTACGCCAGCGGCGGCGCGAATGAGACCCCGTGGTCGACGCCCTATAGCAACGTAGAGGGCGCGCCGGACGCAGCCATCATAGCGTGCACCCCGTTCGTGGGGGGCTTCGCTGAACTACACCAGAGCGATGTGCTGTACGCCAAGGGCTTCACGGTGGGGCTGCTGGACTCGGACACGATAACCGGTGTCTCAGTGGAGTATCGCTGTGAGAATACACTCCCCGCTGCCTCGGCCAATATCAAGGCCGCCATGTTACTGGGCGGCGGTGGGACTGTCTCCGTGGCCATGCCGGAGACGGGGGTGCTGTCGGACGTTACAGCCGGTGGCATTGACAACCTGTGGGGGGCCACGCTGACCCCGGCCATTGTAAATTCAGCCTCGTACGGGATAACCATGCAGGCATGGTGCGGGACGGTGGCGGTCAGTAACGTCGAGCTGGATAGTGTGGAGCTGACGGTCTACTACACGCGGCCACCGGGCGAGAAACTCTACCTGTACGACCCCAGCGCAGGCATTGACATCGGCTATATAGGCATCTCCGATGTTGTGCTCACGAGTGGCACATGGGTCGGTGGCGACGCAGCGGGGTACTTCCGCGTGAAGGACTGGACCACGGTGTCTATCCCTGTGGGGACCCAGATACGCACGGAGCCAGCGGGCGCGGGCGCGCTGATTGCGCTGGCCGGCGGCAACTTGGCAGTGCCCACCCTGCCCGGCTCCCTGTTGCTGGACGAGAATAATTCCAAGTACGAGATGATCTCGTACAACTTCTTCGCCTCGGAAGAGCAGAACGCCATCTACGGCGTATCGGGCGCGGGTCTCGCGTTCTGGTACGACGGCACCACTTTAGACTTCATTCCAACAGGAGTTGAGTTGAGCAAGGACAAGCCGCGTCACATTGCACCGCATGAGAATCGGCTGGCGCTCGGGTATATTTGGGGTGAGGTCTATTTATCAGGCACAGACCCTCTTGTGTATGGGGCCGCCACAGACCTTGCGGCGAGCTTTGGGTTCGGGGACAAGATCACCGGGCTAATGCCCGCCCCGGGCAAGGCGTTGGCCGTATTCACCGAGTCCAGTACCAATGTGCTGATCGGTGCGCCGGTCTCATTTGCCGATCCGTTGACCGGGGTCGACCAGCAGGTTGTCAATCACAGGGTCGGCGCGATTGAGTACACGGTGCAGAACATTGGCAACGCGCCGATCTTCGCCACCTTCCGTGGCATCGAGACGCTTGAGACCATGGACCAGTACTCTGATTTCTTCACCGCTCCGCTGACCTACGACGTGTCGTCGTGGTTGCTCGAGCGGCTGCAGTCGGAGTCCGGTGTCGAGGCTACCAATAAGTCTGTCATGGCCTCCGTGGTAGTCAGGAACAAGAACCAGTACCGGCTGTTTTTCGC